CAACGGTTCTATCAGTGCCTAGTCGAAGTTTGCACTAGGAAGATAATTCACTGAATAGTAGTCGAGCGCGGTATGGATTGAAGACACATGAATGGTTAGGTCCCGAGGAATAAATCGGTCTAGAATAAATCTTTTCCGCTTAGGTAAGTCGCATGAAACTCGATGAGTAGTAAAACCACTCAATACTCGAGGATATTCAAGGACTTCCCTAGCCTGGTACTTTCCAAATTCACATATTCTAATCTTTATCGTCCTGTCGAGAGCCCCAACAACATAGGGGTCTCCACTTTTACTAGCTTCAGCGTCTACGCCTATAAACTGCGAATCGTATAACCAAACCAATTCGTCGCCAATAGGTAGCTCAACGTGGTTGGATTGGGAGACCTTCTTGTATGTATAAAAAACATGCAGGTCGAATCCCCTCTTTCCTTTATCGTTGAACTTTTGCCTAGGATAATTGTCATCGTGAATATGCCCATCTCCGTACTCCGGGTGCCCAAACATCAGGTCCCGTTTCGGAATTAGTGACATAAGATAGTCATGAAAATCTTGACTAATCACATTGACCCCTAAGCCTCGCGTATAGTTTAAAAAACCAAAAATGCGCGCAGTAGTTAGCTGATCCTTTATGTAAAATGGACGGACATTTGTTCCCATGAGGAAGTCACCGCCACAACTCTCCCTAAAGGGCCCAGTGAAATAGGACTTGTCATGATTAATGACTAAACCTAAATAATCGCAGGCTCTAAAGAATAGGTGTGTGTAGCGGTTTCTTATAATCAAGTCATCCCCACAAATCAGTGTTCGGTTCACACCGACACCACAATCTATGGAGTAAATACCCGAATATAAAACCTGTGAAGCACGTGCTAGAGCGTAAAAAATCAACGACTCCAGCTCAAACGTGTACCCGTTGCCCATACCAGAAAACTGGTGTAGGTCGTCGCTATACTTCAAGAAGAACGCCTGTTTGGCGCCGTCAGACATGTTCAATAACGGTCCGAATTCCCCTTTGGGGTCTTTCTTAGCCGCTGTTTCCATGCTCTGCATCTGCTCAATTGTAATATATTGACC